AGGCACAGGCTCACCAGGCACAGCACAGATATTGACTGATTACTATGGATTTCACACAGGCACTAACCCTTCAAGTTTTGGTTCAGGCACTGTGATCACTAATAGACCATTTGCCTTCTTCACCAACAACGCATTGTGGAGGAGCAGAATAGGTTATCTAGATCAGCACAGGGTTTTGGGCAGGGCAGAAACACACAGCAGTGGTGGCACTTTCACTATAGATCTATCAGCATCAGGCACGGGATTCTACGTGATCACACTAACGAGCAACATCACGGGGTTCACATTCACCAACGCACCCGCAGTGACCAATGGCTACATTCAATTGAGATTGCTGTTTCTGCAGGATGGCACGGGTGGTAGGACCATATCATTCACCGCAGCGGGTGGAGAGACATTCTTATTTAAAAATGGTGTAAAAACATTGGGTGATTCCACGGCAGCACCAGAAGGATTGGTAGCAGAAGTATTCACATCACGACATGATGGCACCAACACTCGTTATTATTGGAATATAGACAACCAAGAATATGTATTATAATATGAAAGGAACAGATTAAATGACCACTTGGCCTTCAGGCTCCAAAGCCACCACAACTCACACAGATTCAGGATCAGACAAACCTAGATTGGCTCGTGCAGATATCAATCAAAACATACTCAATACCAATGATGTGATTGATTATTTCAATGTTGCATCAGCCGCAGATGGTGATATTCTTGTGTATAATTCCAGCACAGCCAAAATGGAATTGGGCAATTCTAACACAGGATTTTTTAATGTAAAAGAAAGTCCCAAAGAAACTATCAACGCAATCAGTGGCACATCTGGTTCTATCACAGTGGATGCCGCAGTGGCACCAGTGCATAAAATGACATTGAATGACAATACCACATTTACATTCACAAACATGACCACAGGCACCAGTGTGAGTCTTATTATTAATATTAATGCCAGTGATAAATCAGCCACATTTACTTCAGATGGTTCTACTCTGGTTAAATTTTCAGGTGGAGCACCCACATTGACAGGCACATCAGGACAGATAGATTTCGTTGTGGTTTTCTTTGATGGAACCAACTACATTGGCAGTATTACTCAAAGGATCAGTTAATGTTCATAGGATCTAGAAAATTTCTAGGTGCTGGTGGATTTACTACACAAACAGCCACAGTGTCTACAGGTGGAGCAACTGCTTCTGGTATCTCCATGAATGATGGCACCTACCCCATGGGAGGATTTGGTGGCACTGATGTATCAGGTCATATTGATTCCACTGAAGATCACCTTAATTTTCCTTCAGTAACCTATCTATCAGCAGGTAGAGTTTTAACTGTGGACATGACAGCATTTGAAACACAATATAGAACTGTTAATACATTAGAACCCAACAGAGAATGCAAAATTATATTGGCCTATGCCAATGCTGGCAATTATCTTGGTGGTGGGTTTGGATTGGGCACTGTGAATGTGATAGCCACAATCACTTCTCGTGTGGCTGCCACATACACACAATCAGGAGCCACATATTTTTATACCAACAATTATTCCACTTATAGAATTAATACTGGCAGTGGTGAAAGCGATGATCTCACAGCATATCCCATACGTTTTTTTACTCGTAGAAGAATATTAACCACAGATAAAGAGAACACCTTTGGTGTGGGCACAGTGGGCACAGGATTAATTGCTAGATATCAAGTGACTGCTGGAGGCCAAGCTGTGTCTGGTGCTATTCAAATCACAATTAGAGAAGGCTAAATAAAAAGGTAATTACAACAAGGAGACAATTTTTATGTCAGCGGCTTCCAACGCATTAGAAAATCACATACTGAACGGCACATTGAGAGGCTATGCTTCTGCCTACACAGCACCAGCAGCCACAGATATTAAATTGGCATTGTTTTCAGGACCAGCATCAGATGTGCTGGCAGCACTAGAGGCAGGCACTGCCGCAACCACCGTAGGCCAATGGGGCTACTATGAGATCAACACAGGATCATATGCAAGAACACAGATTACGTTTGGTACAGACACAACCACAGGATCCATTTCTAACACAGCCAACTGCACATTTCCCACTGCCACTGCCAATTACGACAACACAGCGGGATCAGGATCCACAATAACTTGTATCGCTATCATTGATGAGAGCAGAACACCAGATCAAGTGATGTATTATGGATTATTGTCCAACAGTAAAGAGATCTTAAACGGGGACACCTTTCAGGTGGCCACAGGTAACCTTACTATATCATTAGCATAGGAGGCATTCAATGCCACTTGCAAATCCTTACGTAACGGTAGCATACGTTACAGATGGTTACGTTCAAGAACGTGGCAATATCAGAGGCAGTTTAGAAGACTTCAATTGGAATCAATTTTCTGAAGATGGTCAATACATAGACAGAACCTGGGATGAATGGTATGGAGATGCTTGGGATTATTCTGGGGTGGCATTTACATTTGGCATTGTCAGCAAGGCACTGGGTGGATATCTTGCGTTTGGTTCAAGTGTTCAATCATCTGTGGCCACACAGGCAGATACCACGTGTAATAGATTAAGAGATCAGATAGCACCATTCACATATTCAGCCACAGCATCATTGTTTGGTTTGGGAGGATTCCTTGCCACAGGTGATGCTGCCATCACAGCCACAGCATTACAGAGCACAATACCAAATAGGTTGAGAGATCAGCCCACACCTATCATTTACAACAGTGCTTTTGCTTCTGCACAGAATGCCAATGCTACTTTTGGTCCATCACCATCTTTTGTGGCTCTGTTCTCACAGATTGCTAATGGTAATGCTACCTATAGACCCAGCAAAACTTTATCAGCAATCTTCTCACAATTAAGCAATGGAAATTATTCTTTTGCAGGTATAACACCGTTAAATTTACAAGCATTTGCATTTGAATTAAGTGATGCGGCACTGATATCACTGCCAGATCCTTACTTTACCATCAAGGCTCTACAGGAGATCAGAGCCTATATTGTGCCAGAAGAAAATCGTATAATAGAATGTTTGATGGAAAGTCGTGTAAATACAGCACCAACAGAAAACAGAGGAATAGAAGTGTTGCAGGAAACAAGAAACTATCGCATATTCACTCCAGTGTTTAAGAACAAAAGTTCTATACCAAGGGTAAGAGGAGATTACTAGGAATGGCCAATTTAACAGGTTTTAAAAGAGACAATGAAGGTGCTTACATAGAAAAAGCACCCACAGCCAATATCAAATATGCTGTGGATTTTACAGATTACCTCAATTCAGGAGATGCAATCAGTTCTGCTTCTGTGGCCATTGAAAGTATCACAGGTGATACCAGTCCACTGGCATTTCCAACCAATGCTGCCACAGATGTATTGATAGCAGGAGATGTGGTTAGTATAAGATTAAGAAATGGCACCCTAGGCAATGTCTACAACGTGGATGTGACCATAGTGACATCTAACGGTGACACTGACAAAAGAAGATTTAGAATAGTGATAACGGAGAAACATTTATAATGGCCACAATAGAAAAAAAATCATACAAGTTAGATGTGCAGATGATAGCCAAATTGGCTTCTATCATGTGTTCTTATGAAGAGATTGCTTCAGTAATGAATACATCTGTGGACAATCTTAAAAAGAGATACAAAGATATCATTGAAAAAGGCAGAGCAGAAGGCAAAAAATCACTACGTAGAAAACAAATGGAAGTCGCTTTAGAAAAAGGTGATGTTCGTATGTTAATCTTCTTAGGGAAAAATTACTTGGATCAAAAAGACACACCCACTGATACTGAGAGTCAAGAGCCTCTACCTTGGCCCAATGAATAGCAATGAAATTATCACAGCCGCAACAACAGGTAGCTGACAGCACAGCAAGATTTAGAGTGGCAGTATGTGGCAGGAGATTTGGCAAAACCACATTGGCCATTAGAGAATTGTGTTATCAAGCAAGAATGCCCAACCAACTTTGTTGGTACATTGGACCCAGCTATAGACAAGCCAAACAGATTGCTTGGGTGCAATTAAAAAAAATAATTCAAGATTTAAGATGGGCCAAGACCATCAATGAAGCAGAACTTACCATTGTGTTAAAGAATGGTTCAAGGATCTGTTTAAGAGGAGCAGACAATCCAGATTCACTGAGGGGGGTAGGTATAAATTTTTTAGTGATGGATGAGTGTGCGGACATTGAACAAGAAGCATGGACAGCGACCTTGAGGCCCACCCTTTCAGACACCAAGGGCAAAGCACTGTTTTGCGGAACTCCCAAAGGGCTTAGTTGGTTTTACGATCTATATCAACAGGGGCAGATGGGCAATCCAGATTGGAAGAGTTGGCAATTTACCACCTTGCAAGGTGGTTGGGTGGATGCTGAAGAAATAGAACAAGCACGTAAAGATCTATCAGAAAAAGTTTTTAGACAAGAATATGAAGCCACTTGGGAAACCTTCTCAGGAGTGGTTTATTATGGTTTTGATATCAAACACAATGTAAAGGCATTTGAAATGCCTGAGCACGTGACCATGTTGCATATAGGACAGGATTTCAACGTGTCACCTATGAGTTCTGTGGTATCTTATATTCAAGATGGAGTGGTGCATATATTTGATGAAATATCCATGTATGGATCCAACACAGATGAGCTGTGTGATGAAATACACAATAGATACAAGAACAAAAAGATATTTGTATATCCAGATCCTGCTTGTAGGCAGAGAAGATCATCAGCAGGTGGTAAAACAGATCTTATGATATTGCAAAATGCTGGATTTATCTGTAAACTACACAACAAACATATGGCTGTGAGAGATAGAATCAATTGTGTAAATTCCAAACTGAACTCAGCGGCAGGAATCAGAGGCATAATAATACATCCACGGTGTCAGAATCTGTTAAATAGCATACAAAAACAATGCTTCAAGGAAGGCACCAACGTGCCAGAGGCAGGAATATATTCGCATATGAACGATGCTCTTGGATACCTTATTTCATTCTTATTTCCAATCAATAGATATCATGAACCATCAGAAGTTAAAACATTCAACGTAAAGGTAGGAAGAACTCATGGCAGATTATAGTTTTGTAAATCAAGATCGCAGTGTGGGAGGAACTAACACTCAAGGATTGCCCGTTCACGAAGAATATCATAATTTTATAAGAAGATGGAAATTTCTATCAGCATCATATCTTGGTGGTGTGCAATACAAGATGGGACAATACCTTACCAAATACATTTTTGAGAGTGACAATGATTATGCTAACAGAATAGCACAGACACCATTAGACAATCACTGCAAGGCAGTGATCCATATCTACAATTCATTCTTATTTAGACATGAGCCAGACAGAGAATTTGGATCTTTGGAAGGTATGCCAGAATTGGAACAATTCTTAAAAGATGCTGACATGGATGGCAGAAGTTGGAAGAACTTTATTCAAGATGTGAATATACAATCCAGCATCTATGGCCATTGCTGTGTACTCGTTGATAGACCAGAAACACAGGTGGGCACAAGAGCAGAAGAATTACAACAAGGTATCAGACCGTATGTGACAATTTACACTCCTGAAAACATATTGGATTGGTCTTTTATAAGAATGCCCAGTGGCAAATATGAATTACAATATGTTCGTTTTTTAGAACAAGAAGAAAGAAGTTATCAACAAGACACAATCTATTATATTAGAACTTGGACCAGAGATGAAATCATGTTACAAAGTTATAATCCTAAAAAGAAAAATCCTATAGAAGACATTGAAAGAAAACCCAACCCACTGGGCAAAATTCCAGCAGTATGGGTCTATGCCAATAGATCACCACTGCGTGGTATTGGTGTGAGTGATATTGCAGACATAGCAGATGCACAAAACTTTCTTTACCAATTATACAGTGAGGCAGAACAGTTGATAAGATTAACCAATCACCCCACATTGGTAAAAACAGCAGAAACTCAAGCATCAGCAGGAGCAGGTGCTATCATTGAAATGCCTGCTGATATGGATGCTAATTTAAAACCTTATATCCTACAACCATCAGGACAAAATTTACAAGCCATACTGCAAACCATAGATGAAACTATCAAAGCAGTGGACAGAATGGCACATCTTGGTGCTGTAAGAGCCATTGAAACAAGACAGATGTCAGGTGTGGCCATGCAGTCAGAATTTGTGTTATTGGATGCCAAATTAAATGAAAAAGCCAAAAATTTAGAATTAGCAGAAGAACAGATATGGAGATATTTTGCTGAATGGCAAGGTATGGCTTTTGATGGAGAGATTGAATATCCCAAAGCATTCCATTTTAGAGATAAAAGTTTAGATATTGATATTCTTAAAAAGGCAGCAGATACCAATCCAGCAGATCCTAGAGTCAAAGCCGCAATTGATATGAAAATATTAGAGTTATTAGAAATAGAAGAGACTCTGTTAGAAACAGTAGAAAATCCCAACATAGAACAAGTTGAAGGAGAAGCAGAAGAATTGGGAGAAAACGAAGAGAGTGAAGAAGGTGAAGATATAGATTTAGGGAGTGAAAATGCCAATTCGTAAAGTCAAGGGAGGCTTTAAGTGGGGCACTTCTGGCAAAACCTATCCCACTAAAAAACAAGCAATGAAGCAGGCCAGAGCAATCTTTGCAAGTGGGTACAAGAAAAAATAATGGAACCCAAGCTGGTGCACAAGCACTTGTTAATACG